TTATCAGTAAACATATTACGAACAGAAGATGCAATTGTTGATAGATTTTTAAACAGGAACATAGTTTATACCGTCAAATCTCCAATTAAAGCCCAGGTATTAGTAGCTCTTTTAACTAAACTTGCAGCAGACCAAGTTGCTCTTAATTTTAATCCAGGGGTGGCATTTACAGTTACACCTGCTGCTCCAGAGATAGTTGTCTGACCAGCACCTGTTTGAAGCACTGAAATCTGAGTGCCTATTGGAAAGGCGTGGGACGAATTTAAGGGGATTTCAAGAGTGTTGCCTACTCCAATAGTAGTATTCATCTCAATCATCTTACCGTCATCTGCCAAAACTAACGTATATTTGTAGGAATTGCCAGAATTTAAAGTTGGAGTATTTGTATCAATATGTGAGACAACATTTCCAGCAGAATATACTGTTCCAGTAAAAGATGGAGCAGCCAAAAGAGCATAGTTGCTCAGTGTAATTGTTGCCCATGAAGCAGTGGTTCCATCAGTTGTTAGGTATTTACCTGAATTTGAAGACTGTGATGGAAGAGCATCTAGGGTAGCCCATTCAATTGTAGTTCCAGCAGAATTGACTTTAAGTACTTGGTTTGGCTGCCCAAGCAATCCATCAACAAGAGTTTCTCCAAATACGTTAACGTCATCTAATACGGTTACGTCATTATTGGCTAGTAAAGAATCTACTGTCAATGGCTCAGTAGAGTAAAGGTGGTTTAGTTTATTAAGTCCCACGTTTTCCTCCTACTATGCTTGGGCTTCGGTCCAAGAAAGCCTTCCGTTAATTGTCGCACTGGATACACCAGAACCAGAAAGGTTTCTGATTGCTATTGTTACAATATCTGGTCCATCTGGGAAAACGTTAAGTTCTGTAGTAGATGCGGTATTTGTTGTACCACCACCAAGAATTGAGTTTCCTAAATCTCTAACCAAACCAAGATCTTGCTGAACAACACTTGCTTCACCAGACTGAGTAGATACAAAGAAGGAGAAGATTGGTTCTCCACCAACTAGGGTTGTATTTGCTGCATGGTAGCAAACCTGAGACAAGCTTGATCCACCAACATTTTCCCAAGTATTTCCAGTTGCAGTATTAAATCTTGGATTTAATACAAGTTCTACAAGGAATGCTCCTGGGTTTCCAGCAGTTCCAGCAACTAAGCTTAAAACGTCCATCTGTCTTAGTCTTAACTGCATTCTGTTAATAAGTTCTCTTTCTCCAAAAACTCCAACAACTCCGTTATCTACAGATGGAGCAAGTCTTAAGCTAATAAGAGCTGATCTGGTTGTTGTGCTTCTTGGAACAACAACACCATTTTTCATACCTGCCTGGAATACGAATGACTTATCATCATCATATCCACCATCCATGATTACTGAGGAGCCCCAGTGACTTGTTCCAGTAGCATATTGTCTAGAGTATAGATCTACTCTTACAGGTGCCGTTGCGGAGTATGTAAACGATTGTGCGGTTCCATTTCCACCACCAGTAGCACCAGAAACTGGGTTAATGACTACGTTGCTTAGGGCTCTTGTTAGACCTGTAAAGGTTGTAGCAGTTTTTCCTGTGTAAGAAACATATTCAATTTCTTGTGAAGTATTTCCAGCCTTTGTAATTGCAAGAGTTCCAGTTGATGGGAATCCTACAGTACTTGCAACTGACATGCTAGTAGCAACATTTGAAAGCGTTGCTGAAAGTTTTGTAACTGGTGCATCTGCTGCTGCCTCATAGCGAGAAGGAAGGTTTCCAGAACGCATATAGGCTTCTGTCTTAACATTTGCGTGTGTCATTCTATGGCAATAAACAACCTCTCCACGCTCATCCTTAAATCCAAATCTAATTGCACCTGCACCATACCAAGCATAGTCAAGGTAGAACATCTGCATCTTAGCTAAATCAACTGTTACACCTGACGGACCAGTTCCATCTAACTTATCAATGTTCCAATCAGACTGTGCAACCTTGGTGTCAACAATCTTGCTTACGATTCCACCAGAAGCAATGGTCTGACCACGGTATTCTGGGAACACATAAAGCTCAGTATTACTTGTAATAGACTGAACTTGATAGGTTGCACCTCTAATAGAGATTCTATCTCCTGGGTTTAACTGTTCAGAGAATCTGGTATCAGTTCCTGTAATAGTTGGAGACCCTTGTGTTGCTGCAACTATACCAGAAATTTGATCTGTACTAGAACGTCTTACTGCATATAAAGTTTGTCCATCAAATTCAAAGAAAAATCCGTTTTGTTCATCAAACATACCGATTCTAGTCTGACCACCGAACCACGATACTGGTGCGACTGTAATTGGGAATCCAGTTGCTGGAGTTGCAGATGGAACTGAGGATGCTGTGTACTGGAATTCTTTAGGTCCAGTAATTGCTGTAACTGTAAAGGTTCCATTGTATGCTGTTTGATCTGCACCACTTACTGTAACCTGTGCACCAATTCCAAGGAAATGTTCGTATCTAGTTTTTACCGTAACGGTTGTGCTAGATGAAGAAATTAAATCAACTGCGAATACTGGCTTCATCATAGATCCAGTTGAGAACTGAATGCCCTTACCTGACTGGTATCTAAAATATCTTCTTGTCTGTCTTATAATTTTTGATCCAGGAGCAGAAGAACCAGTTGTAAACTTCACTCCACCATCAAATGGTCTGTGTACAGATAGTGTTCCTGGTCTACCAGTTAAGGACTTTGCAACAGCAGTGATTGCACCAGATGGGGCATCAATTACATCGAAAGTGAACGTATTTGTTGTTGGAGTTGTCTTTACTTCCCAAGCACCATTTGGTGGGTTAGAAGAAGCTGCTGTGGTACCAGAAACATAAATCAAATCTCCGATGCTAAGACCATGAGCATTTGTAGTTGTTGCTGTTACTGTTGTGCTAGAAGCTGTAAATGCAGCACCAGATGAGGTGCTAAGTGGGATCTCTGATCCTGTGTAATTGTAAGCCTTGTATGCAAATGTCTTTGTTGCATCACGAACGCTTCCGTTAGTAACATTTGCTCTTGCATAGTAGGTAAAAGTATCATTAGAAACTGTTGTTGTGGAAACGCTTCTTACTAGATACCAACCGTCTGCATTAACATCCAAGGTATCCTGAATGAAGAACTTATCTCCAACAGAAAGACCGTGGGCTGCAGTAGTTACTACTGTTACAAGTCTAGAAGATCCAGTTCCTGTAATTGAAACAAAAGTGTTTGTTCCTCCAGAAGGCTGTGCAATTGGTGTTTGAATATCATAAAAGGCTGAAGGCTTGTTGTTTGTAAGGCTCAGTACCTCCCATTTGGTTGGCTGAGTTCCGTATTCAAAATCGGTATCAATTAAAGAAGTAGGTTCGGAAACTCTAAACTTTCCAACAGGATCCATGTATGCTTCATCTGGTTGGAAGCTTTCAGCATACTCATCAACTGTGATTTGAAGTTTATCTGTAGCAGACATTGCTGCTGTGTTGTAATTAAGAACAACAGTTGTTGTGGCTACGTTGTTTGAGTCAATGGCTGGGGTATAGCTTGTTGCTTTAAGACTAGGGTCAGAGAAGTTGTAGATGACTTGGTTAGTAGTTACGTTTGTAATTAAAACCAGTCTCTCCCTTGGAATGTGATCTGGGATTACAATCGTTCGTGTTGACGGAGTGAATGTATAATTCGTCTCGTGAAGTACTTTTCTAGCCATTGTTTATGCTCCTAATAATATATCCACTGCTTTGAATGGATACCCTTTCTTTATTGAATTTACATTTGGTCCAAGCATTAATCTTGCATCAAAAGTTGATCCTACTGGTGGTACTTCAGAAAATGCAATGTAGCCATCTGAGTCTACCATAAAGCCTTCTCTTGGTAGCATAGATTGCCAGACATATTCTGGAAAGTCCACTGTTTGAATTATACCATTTATTGTTAACAAAAGTCTAAGTGGGTTGTTAATTGCTACTTGTTCTCCTTGGAATTTTGGAACAAATCTAGAATCCATATCGTTAAACTCATACCTCAAGTCATCCAGTGGAATAATGTCTGGAAGGTATGGCAAACTGGCAAAAATTAAATCGTCTACATATTCTTTGTTTGCTGCATCAGTATCATCTGTAGGAGACGGAACTGTAACATGACCAGTAAATACTGGATCGTTTGTTCTGGCTATTTCAACATCAATAAAGTCTTTATCAATCGGGGTTGCTGCCCAAGTTCCTGTTGTAACATATCCAAGTGTGCTAATGTTGTTTGGTACACCAGAGTACTGTGCAAAAGAAACATTATCTGTTCCAAACTTAATTGCACCGCTTGGAGAAGTTGATGTTCCTCCAAGAGAAACTACATAAGAGTCGTTTGCAGAATCAGTTCCAGAGGTAACAAGAACATAGTTTGCGTTTTTAACTATACCATTAGTTGAAGAGTTACCATTAAAGTCAGTTGCTCTTGTCAAAATAAATGGATCGTCACCGTCTCCAGCAAAAGTTACAACATAGATACCGTTGTGCTTTGCATCGGTTTGATTTTTAATAAGAACTCTTTGACCAGCTTCTACTTCTGGTCCATCAAGAATCAATGCTCCGTCTACGTTTCCAGTAAGGGTTGCTCCAACGCCAAGACCGCCTGAAGAATCACTAGTTCCATTTGCATATGTTGCATTTAAATTAGTAGAAGAAGTATAGACTACTTGAGTTTTTACTATTACACCAGCTGCTAGTGCGTCAACATAACTTTTTGGTGCTGCATGATTAGAAGATGTTGGTGTTGGTACAGAAACCGAACCAACAAAATTTGTAGAAGGGTAAACAGAAACTGTTCCAGTTGCTCCACTTGTTGAAGAACCAATATTAATATTTGTTTCTGAACCTGATGCTCCACCAGTTCCGATATTAATTGTTTTTGTTGTTGTGGTAGCATTTCCAAATAAAGTTGCAGTAACAGATTCTGTTGGTGTCCCACCTAAATTAAATGTTGTGGACGCACCTGCAAAATTAACTGTAGTTGCAGTTGTATTAAATAAATCTAAAGATGTGCTTGTTGTGACTATTGCAGGAGTTCTAATTGTAGTGCTTGCACCAGCATCAGTAGATCCCATAATTAATGTTGTTGCTGCCCCAGCAAAATTAACTGTTGTTGCAGTAGCATTTATTAAATTAAAGGTACTTGTTCCAGATATTAAGGATGTGCTAATTGTTGGGGAAGAACCAGTTATATAAGAATTTGTGTCAATAGACCAGCTGTCTGGTCCAAGTCTTTTTAATAGACCAACTCCAGAAGTTATTGCTGCAATTGCACTAAGGTCTCCGTCAACTGGTTGATATCCAGACAAAGAAGATGATAGTGCATATGTACTTGAGTCATAGGACCATGTTCCTGCTGTATTTTTTAGAAGACCAGTGCCAGAACCAAGAGTATTAATTCCTGCAAGATGTGAACTGTAAGCTTGAACGTCTGTTCCAATTACAAGACCTAAAGATGTTCTTCCAGAGGATGCATCAAGACCTGAAGATCCACCGTCCCATTTATTTCTATCAGTATATGCGGTGTCCCAATTAGAAGAATTGTTAGTTACTGTAGTATATGTTGAATCTGTTCCACGAACAACAATTCCAGTTGTTGACAATGCAGAAATATTTGTAAGGTCTAAATCTTTTGGCTGGTAGCCAGTTGATGCAGCTTCCGTAGTAACGTAACCTGATTGAGCAGCCTCTACAGAAAGCTTAGAGTCTATTTGTGTTTGAACGCTAGAGGTTACACCATTTAAATATCCAATTTCTGTTGCAGAAACGTCTCCTATAGATGTTGTACCTGGAAGAGTTACTGTTCCAGTAAATGTTGGAGCAGATAATGTAGCATATGCTGTTAGGTCTAACTGTGTGCTTGGAACTTTTCCTGATGGATCATCAAGTGTCGCTACGCCACCTGCAATACCTTTTGCACTCATAGGAATGTAGCCAGTTGAAGAGTTGCTTATGTCAGAAACTCTTGCAATTGTATCTGGTATAACTGCATCTGAAATTTCTCCGCCAGTAAGTGTTGGCTTTGAGTCTAGCTGAGTTTGTATGCCAGATGTTACTCCACCAAGATGACCAATTTCAGTAGAGGTTACTGTACCAATTGAAGTAGTGGATGGAAGGACTACAGTTCCAGTAAATGTTGGTCCTGCTAAAGCTGCATAAGCAGAAAGAGATGATGATAATGCATAAGTATTATCATCTAAATTCCAACCAGATACTGCACTTTTTCTAAGAATTCCAGTTCCAGAAAGACCAACAATTTGACCAAGATCTAAACTATAGCTTTGGAAGGTATTAGTAGGAACCGATATTGTAATGCTATCCTCTGTTGCATTTGCTACTATTGCTATTCCGTCTCCTGGAACTAAACTTAAAGTATCTGTAGAAGAATCTGCAACTACGCTGTTTCCACCAGAAACTGTAATAGTTTGAAACGAATTGGATGCTGACCCAGAACCAACTAGGTTTGTTCCAACTCCTGCAGATCCTCCTGTAATATCAATATAATATCCACGAGCATCTCCACCTTGCTCAAAAAATCTAAGTCTATTTTGCCAAACATCAACAGTAACCCCTGTACCAGCAATGGTTGTATTTGTGGCTGGTTTTCCAAAGAATATTTCTCCACCCTCGTCTCCACCAGCTGCAGTAGCCTTAAATTTAGTGGCTTCAATATCTCCAGTAAATGTAGCACCAGATAAAGATGCTTTATTGTTTATCTGTGTTTGAATAGCACTTGTAACTCCGTCAAGATATCCAATTTCAGTATCCGATACATTAGCTACAATTGCTTGAAGACCTGCTTCTGATGCTGTTTGATTTTTCCAAAGACCACTTGTACTATCGTATGCAAGGACTTCATTGTCTGCTGGAGTATCTATAGTTACATCATGCATCCATTCCAAGTGATTATTTCCTGGAAAAATTCTTACTGCAATTTGTCCAGTGGATGCGTGACGAACGGTAATAAAAGCAACGGCAAGGTCATGCTGTGGTCTTACATTAGTAAGTTTTCCAGCAACTGTTGGGTGAGCAAAAAGAATATCTCCTGCAGCCCAAGTTTCATCGCCAACGGCAATTGCACTACTAGTATCTCCTCTAGTATCTATTCCCGTTAAAGTTCCAAAACTTATTACTTCACCATTAACACCATTAGAAATATTTGCAGTAGCCATACCCATAACAGTTAGTTCTGAGTTAATTCCTCCAACTGCTGCAAAAGGCTCTACGTCTATTCTTCCACTAGGCTCTGCTCCTGAAGCAGAAACTAAAGTTCCCTTTAATATTGTTGATCCAGTATTATTTCTAACTAAATAAACAGAACTTGTTGAGTATCCACCGCCATAACCAATAGCTACCCATGCACCATTGGCATATACCTTTATAACATCATCGGTAGTGTTAAAATAAACATCACCTTCGGTGGCACTAGATGGGTCAGATGCTAAATTTAGCAGGTTTATAGGGTTTAAAAATTTCTTGGATGCCATACGTCTATTTTATCACCTATTTATGCGTATGGCACCTAGTTATCATATATGATATATGATACAGGGCTGTTAATTTTGTCATCTAAACTCTTCTGAATTCTAATCTGCTGAATAGCAGTTTCTTCAGCAATTTTCTTAGATTGAAAAACTACTCCCTTTAATCCACACCTAACTTTAATCCATTCGTTAATCCCAGTTCTTCTTTGAACTGATGCCTTATAGGTTCCCTTTTCAGGCAGGTATGTAATAACTGCACGATACTGATGTTCTTCTACAAGCATCTCATCTTTTAGTTTGCGATTAAACATTATCAAACAACGCTTTCTTTAGTGCTGGCTTTGGCTTGGCACCAACAATATGCTTTAGTTTTTCTCCACTATTGTATAGCATAATAACTGGAATGCTATTGATGCCAAGTGCTTGTGCAAGTTCTGGACTCTCATCAACATTGATCTTTAGCAAACGAACATCCTGCTCTTTAGATAGTTCTTCAATTACAGGTGTTAACATCTTACATGGTCCACACCATTCAGCCCAGAAGTCCACGAGGGTCTGACCTGACTTAACTTCTTCAATAAATTCTACTAGATTCATTACGACACTACTCCATTGTTTCTCTTGTTTTTTATTTTATATTCTGAAGCTCTACCAGAGGATGTTCCTTTGTATGTGGCTTCGATCATTCTACGATTATATAACAGTTCTTTTTCTGCTCTTTCAATCTGTTTGTCCCAGCTAAACTTTTCTTTTTTTGCTCTTGGTTTTCTTGGTTGTCTTGGCTTTCTTGGTTGTCTCACAATATAATCCTTTTGTTTTATTTTAGAGCTCCAAGTGAATTCCGAGATCACAACCTATGCTTTACAAGAGCATCGCTCTACCGTTGAGCTATTGGAGCAATTCTTTATTTATTAATACTTATCGTGACTTACTTCGTGTCTATCATCAATATACTTATGAATCTTTTTTAGTACTCGTGATTTTGAAATTGCAAACAATGCTACTGCAAATACAATGTTCCAAAAAAATTCTGCAACAACATGTTCTAGACCAAACATTACTTCAAATAGTTCGCTTGTATGTCCTTCATGTTCTAACTCTTCACCTGTATAAATCATCTCTTAATTCCTCGTTTTACATATCCTGTTTTCTTTTTGTTCATTGAACCTGGCATGTTGTATCCGCCTCTTTGTGGCACATTGTTTTTGCGAACCTCTAAGGCTGCAAGAATTTTGTCATGGTGTTTTCCCATTTATTTTTTTCCTAATCTTTTTTTGTTAAAAGCTTGACAAGTTCTCCCAAAGCATTATTCCACCCATTAATAAATGCTTGAAAGTGCTCTGATTGATTTTCTGGATTTTCCTCATGCTTTAATGAGTCAATTTTTTCAATTAATGTTTCTATGTTAATTTCTGACATAGGAAATATTATAGCAGAAGCCCCTGACAAAAGTCAAGTCAGGGGCATCACTATTATTTATAACTTAGGATGCAAGAATTGCAGCAGGATCAATGTCCTTACCTGCACTCCAGCGAATGTTATCTCTCATTTCAAAATGAAGATGAGGACCTGAAGAGTTACCTGTATTACCAGACTCTCCAATATGCTGACCCTTTGTTACTTTGTCTCCAGCCTTAACTAGAGCCTTTGAAAGGTGTGCATAGATTACCCAGCCACCTTCAACTTTTTGTACTAACTGTGTACCATAGCTGGCACCCCAGGATGCATTTTCAATCTTACCGTCAGCAACAGCAACAATGTCTGTTCCTACTTTGCAAGCGTAGTCTACTCCTGTGTGGTAGCCCTTGCTCCACATCTTTCCAAGCTTCTTGTAAGGCGTTGTAACCTTACCTCCCACGATTGGTGAACCCATTTAGAATCACTCTTTTCCTATAAATTAGGCATTAAACCCAAATCTATTATATCCTAGATAGGACTTGAAGACGATCTTTCGTTAATAAAGTCTCTTTCGTCTATGATTTCATAGGAAAATTTAATAAGAGCATCTTCATTTTTTGTATAGTGATGCCCGCAGAAATATAGCTCTCCTGCTACGCCTTTTACAAGGACAAATGCTTGAGCACCACACCTGTCACATCTATCTGCTATTAGTAACTTTCGTTCCTGTTTTTCTTCTACAGTTGTTTCCATTACATCTCCTTAGATGTTTCTTAGTTTAATTATACTCTAAAGCCCCCAATAAGAGATTCGAACTCCTGACCTAACGGGTAGAAACCGTTTGCTCTATCCACTGAGCTAATTAGGGGAGCGAATGGAGAGAATCGAACTCTCACCGTCAGTTTGGAAAACTGAGGCACTACCATTATGCAACATTCGCCTGTCAGTTTGCCATGCCACTTAACATGTGGGAGTATATGCAACTGACAAACATATACTGCTGCTCCCCAACCTGGACTCGAACCAGGAACATTTAAATTAACAGTTTAACGCTCTGCCAATTGAGCTATTGGGGATTGGGTATTTAATATTTAAATTCTTTTATCTTGCTTGTCTTTAAATGATTAACTACGTCATGTTTTTTAATTGGACTTTCTGCTCTACCATAATGACCATCTTCTTCTGTCATTCCAGCTTGCTGCATTCCTCTATGGTTGCTATATTTTTCATACTCTTTTTTAAATTCTGGATAATCTTCAACACCTGAGACTAAGGTATCAAATTGTTCAACGTATCCTCTTTCTACTGGGAAAAAACTAAACAGCGGTTGGTCCTTTTCAAACTTAATTTTTCCTGGCTTAATAAATTTAAAATTGTATGTAAAGGTAAAAGGAAGCCAATCTGTTTCAACTACTCCATCAAGTGGTTGAATTCCATTTGCAATTAAATTTGGAACTCCACGAACATATGTAGATACTCCTGGATTTGTTTTAACAATAAAATCTGGAACAAGGCTTAATATGCCATGACCAAAATTTGTTGCAGTAATTCTGTGAGAATCTTCTTTTTTACTTTCTGGAGGATTGATAACTGTTACAATCAGATCTGAGTGTAGTGGTCCACCATTCCATTCTGCTGTAAAATCCATTGGACATAAAACATACCATCCATAAGTGTTTGCAACATTTAATGGAGTACATCTGTAAGCATTATTTTGTGTATCGTCCATCCAGGTTCTTTTTACTTTTGGATTTACTACTTTAAAAAGCTTGTTTTCTTTGTCAAAGTATCTTAACTCAATTGTTTTTTCTGAATCCATAGCCTCTATCTTACACTATTGGCATGACATTTGTCAAGTCTATTGGTCGTCTCTTTTTTTCATTTCACTCAGCTCCCACAAAAGAAGCCTTTCTTCTTTTGTAAGGTTAGGAATTTCTTCATAGTTTAATGTAACATCAGTTGGAATAATTAGCCACTCTCCATCTTCTGTCATTGTCATTTCAACGTATCCTTTTTGCCAAACAGAAAATAAAAGTTCGTTTGTAAACTCCATGTGGGCTTCAAAAATATCTGGGTAGTCCTCAATTAAATCTTGTGTCATTTTGTAGATGGGCTCACCATCCTCATCAATGCCAACACTCTGTATGTAGTTATGCTTGATCATGTAGTCCATCATTTCATCATACTCTTCAATTGAGAAGTCATCTGGGATTTCCACTAAACCATTCCTATTCCATTTAAATATCTGAGAATATCATCTGGAGCCTGTCTATTTTTTTCAAGGTCTCTTTGTAGAATATTATCCCATTCTTTTTGCTTGTTGTCAAGTGCTTGTTGCTTGTATGTGTGAACTTCTATTTCTCTTCCGCCTTGCCTTCTTGGGGTTAAAGCAATAGCATTATATATTGCACCACAGACAGCATCTGCAAGATCCTTAGATCCCTTTCTTGGGTGATCTACCTTGTCACGAATAATTCTTAACTGGAGCAGCTCTTCTACTAGCAATCTAATTGCTGGACCCACTAATCTTTCTTCTGCTACAAGCATTTGCATATCTTCATAATGCTTTTTTGCAACAGACAAAGTTTCTGAGTTCATTCCACTTGCCTTTAACTCATTCATAATGTCAAGTGAGTTCCATCTATCAAATGTTACAAGTTTAATCTTAAACCCACGGTTTCTAAGATCTAAAATATAATTTTTTACATCTTTAAAGTCTACAGTTTTATCTGCAGTTGGTGTCCACCATCTAACAGCATCAACAACAACTAATGGGTTAATTACATCATAGTCATTAAATGTTGTAATCTTTACAAACTTTTCAACGTGAGCCAAAGCAACTGCACAGTGGTCATGCTTTTGTGCAAGGTCAACGTGAATAAAATATTCTTTGTCATCGTCTGGTACAAACCACTCTGCAAATCTTCCGCTCTCATCTATTGCAAGTGATGGCTGATTAAAACATGCTTCAATTTTTTCCTTTGATCTAAAGAATGCATCCACTGCATCTGGAGGCATACAAGCAAATCTTGACAAAGCATCTGTAGGGTTTGTGTAAAACTGAATTTTAAAGTCCTCTATCTTTCTTGTTGGATTTATTTCCCATGTTGGTCTGCGTAGGGCAAACACTTTAGGAAACTTGTAGGCACTAATGTGATCTTCTTCCCACTGAATAGTAAACTCGTTATTTGAATCTTCAACCTCTAGTGTTTCATCTAGTTTAAAGGTATGTTCACGAATAGTTGTTTCTTTGGCTGCAATCACTGCATCATATCTTTGCTGAATGTAGTCATTTCTATATCTTGGGAATGATAGCAAAACCACTTTACCAAAATCTGGGAAACGAGAATCTACAGAGGCACGATACATATCGTAAATTGCCTGACCAGTTTTTGCTTGATCATGACCTGTTGTATTATCAATAGCAAAGCCAGAGATCTCATCAAGAATTACACAGAGAACGTTGTACCCTTCCCAAGATTCTCTTTCAGAGTGTCCTGAGTGGCAGGTAATTCCTTTATCAAAACTTACTGAACCTGCAGTGTAGGAATACTTTCCTTGAAACCAAGGAGACTTATCAATTCTATTTTTTAAACCCTTAAAGAAAACATTCTTTGCTTGCTCAGCGTTAATAGCAATATTAAGAATATCAATAGAATCACCTGGGGGTTTACCATAATACTTTGCAGGATCTTTTAAACATAAAAGAAGATATACCATATAAGAAACGGAAATGGTTGACATGTAGTCCTTACCAGAACCCTTACCAAGTTGCAACACTACCTCATTGCAAGTTTGTTTTGATATCTTGGTTCCCTCTTCTTGACCAAAAACATTAATCAAAGTTTCTTTTTTATAAATTTGACTCATTGCTTTAATTGCAGTGTACTGATAATCAGAAAGAGGTGGTAGTCCAAGATAATCTCTAGAGGTTACAAACTCTTCTAAATTTACTGGCTTCTCATCAAATTCATCTCCGCCAAGGAGATCAATCATATCTTCAAACACTAGAGTGCCTCTGCTTGTCCTGTTATCTTACTTAACCTTGAAGAAACTTGAGGCTTACATTTTTCGCAAGACGAAACAACATCTCTAATAATCTCAACAAGCATCTGTTGCTTTTCTTCTGTTTCAATAATTTGTTCTGCTAGTTCGTTGTTGTCTAGCACACCTGCTTTTTGTAGCATGTCCATTTGTTTTTGTTGAATATCAGCAATTAGTTTTAAGGCTGATGTTTTTTGTGGCAACTGTGCAGTAAGGTCTGCTTGCTCTACTACATCCCAGGCTTCTTTAATAAGCATTGAGTAGTGCTGATCTGCACCTGCAAGAGCTTCTCTGGCTCGCATTTGAATCTGTCTATCACTTTGAATAACTGTACGCCACTCATTTAGGTACTCAGTTACTTGGGATCTTTTAAATCCAGTGATTGTAGCAATATCGTTAGGGTTTGTGTTTCCACGAAGGAACTCCTCAACAACCTTGTTGATTCTTTCCCAACGCTCTGCTAGCTCAATTTCCGCTGCCATTCTTCTTAATCCTTTTCTTCTTAGGTTTAATTATACCCTTTAAATCCCACAAATAAAAGGACCTATATCCAGTGGGACCAATAACGTCAATCCATTCCATACCAGAATCGGTGTTCTTTACATACTTTTCAAACTTAAAGTCTCCACGAACATTCTTTATTTTAAGAGGTGTTCCTGGAACAATTAGGTCTTTGCCATGCTGGTGTTCAAACTTTACATCCCAGTTTGGATTATACTTAATTACAGTTTTTGTTTTAGCCATTATCTATATCCGCCAGCAGTTGGAGCCCATACAGAAACATTTCCAAGAGTCCAACTCCTAGTAAGAACATTACCACATTTTTCACATTGCTGATGGTCTCTATCGTCAACTTTAACATTTGGTTTTTCAATAGAGTTATCACAGGTTACACAAGTGTATTCATAGGTGGGCATTATCTTCCTTCCAGCCTATTAATTTCATCATTAATATAAAAGATTGCCTTTTGCAAATCTTCTATTTGTTTTTTGTCATCCTT